CAAGTGGACCTATCTTCTCTGGTTCCATAAATACTGCGTAATCTGACGAAAGCATATAATCGGCTTGTTCACATTCATCCTCAAAGTCCTCTGCATCTGCTTGTTCATTATCAACCGCTTCTTTTCTTAAGAAGTCCGGAACCATTAAAAGCTTGTTTTCCATGCGTCTAGAATATTTTGATACGGCAGAAAGCTGTGGAGCAGCCAAACCCCGTCCCACAGTCTCTTCATCTATGAAATTTCCCTGAATAAAGCTTTCAATGCTTTTAAAAGCTCATTAGAAATAATCACTTCTTACCTCTTTTCTTTCCAACTGGTTCTCATAATAAAGTCCTCATATACACCGTCATAATACAATCACCATAAAAAATCACTTACACAATTTATTTTCAATCCCGTTCTCAATCATATCCGCTAAGTGATTCAACGTCTCAAGTAATTCTTTACCAGCAAAATAATGTATGTAAGCCTCTTTCTGATTGATATAACGGCATTCTAAATCTGCATTATTTTTCCATATAAATTTTATTTCCTTGAATTCTGAAGGAAAGAACATAGGAAAAGTCAAACCTCGAGTTATTTCCTTATGAGTTACAAATCCTCCTGCATGTTTGATTGTATTGTTTACATAGCGGCACGCTAAAATACGCTCATCATTCTCTAAGAATCTATCTGCATAATCCATTAACGCATGAATAGATGCAACCAAATAAGCTTCTACTTCATCTATTTTTCCAGTATAGCAGCCATGTTCTAAATATTCTTTAATTGCGTTCTGCAATCCCAAAAGCATAATTCTGAAATTGTTTTGTAAATTCTTTTTCCCCTCCAAATCATCACCTTCACTTTACACATTATAAATAAGTTGCTTTATTTTCTTGCTATATCAATGCATAAATCAACCAACTCGCAATGCCTATAAGGCTTATACACCATACAATTGATCTTTAACATTAAAAGATTGTCCAATTCTATTGTATTTAAAGAACTTATACAAAATGTAATTTTCCTTATCTGTTTCATGAGTTGATAAGATAATCTGTCTATCCTTAAAATCATTACGAAGCACTTCTATCATTGACGAAATATTAATATCATCCATTGTTTGAACCGGATCATCTATAAGAATAAATCCAAGATCATCTTCTGATTCTTTTACATATTGCTTATTCATAGAAAAAAGGAACGCCAAAACAAATCCCGATAATTGTCCCGAACTGAACGTATTAAGGATATCGTGCTTCACATCCCCATTTGTCACAAAACGCATCTCATCTTTACTGATAAATACGCCTAAACCATTCTGATAATCCTGCAAAATCTTTCCAGTATAGATTAATAATGGCACTCTCAGTCTCTTCAAAATCTGATTCTTATAAGATTCGATTGCATCAGAATATAACTTCTGTATATTCTTCAAATCTTCTCTTATCGCCTTTAAAGCTTTCCATCTTCTAATGTTTTTCTTAATGCGAGCTTTAATTTCATTGGCTTTTTCATTCTTCTTTGAATTTATTGCAGCTTTAATATAGCCTTTCTTGTTATCAACCATTTTTTCATCCTGCAATAGATTTTGCTCCGTCCACTCTATATCAGGATATTCTTCTAATAAAGAATCATAGGCGTACAAAGAAAGATTATTTGTGAAATCTTCATTCGAGAAAACTCTCTTTGCTTCTATAAACATCCTTTGTAATTCATTTTTTTGTTCCTGTTTTCCCATGTCGTCAAAAGCTTTATCCCCTCTGATCAATGGAATAAGCATTTCAACATTTTCTACCCTCTTCTTGTCAGAAACAAAGGAAGATAATCGCCTTACTTCATCTAATATAACACTTACATCAGAATCATTAAGAGCCCCAATTTCTTTATTCAAAGCATTTTTGGATTCCTTAACAGCTTCCTCCAACTGTTTTACCAGTTCATTATATTTCTTTAATTCCTCTCCATTTTCTTTTTCTAAAAGAGCATGAGCTGCTTCATATGCCTCCTTCAATTTTATTGATTCCCCATACTGCTGACCACAGTACGGACATTTATCTGTATTTTCATCGAATTCCTCATTTGCTTCGTGTAATGCAATTCTGGCACTTTCCATCTTCTTTATTACTGCCTGTTTAGAAGAAAGAGTTTTACTCATTTCAATCAGATTTGTGCACATACTTTGTACATCTTCAATATCGAAACGAACGCTTTCTGGAAATAACTGCTTTAGTTTCCTCATTCCATCCGCACTATAATCACTTGGAACAATCTCTTTACTTCTTAAGAAAGCGCTATTATTAAAAATCGTTATTACTCGATTCTTCGACTCTATAATATGCTTAATACCATCAATATCTATTTTTTTATCCTTCACATAGTCACGGCTTAATAAACAATCTTCTACCCCATTAACCATTGTAGCTTCAAGCTTCTTGTTCCACAAATGATTCTTATAGTCTTCATAGTCTTTGACCAAATGTGAAATTCTATCAATGTCCCTTACTCCACGTTCAAGTTCTGATATATCGACCTCTTCAAGTTTTTCGGAATCCCAAAGTGGAGCACTATCCATATCTCCAGGATTTATAATGTTAAAAAATTCAAATTCGCAACCAGATTCATCAATAGCACCAACCACCCTAAGCTGATCGATATCTTCATTTATCTTGACATCTAATGATTTAATTTCTTCATTTATTACAACATTAGAGGAAGATGCAGTTTTTCCAATTAATTTATCCTGAAGAAATTTTACCCAATTATCCACATCTCCTAGGTCAAGTAACGCATTCATTGCATCCTTTCGTTGAGTTATAGACTGCTTCAAAAAATGTACAGATTCAGCTTGAGATACATAATAATAAACAGCAAAATTCTCTTTAGAATACTTTAGTACATCAAACTCAGATATACTTTTTCTCCAATCTGAATATTCTCTAATACATACATCCAAATTTTCAGTGGCGATACTCTCATTTATCATTCCATACGTTATAGAATCCGAATAATTGACCTTGTGCATTCCATGATCTATTCTTGCAATCAAAGACAAGCACTCACGTTTTTCATTTATTAAAGTGCAAACTATATAGCCATCAGAATCTGCTTCATTCAGTAACGCATTTTTTTGCAGATCAGTATTTCCTTTTTCAATAGCCTCATTGAACCTAGTTATTTTATTAGAAAAAACCAATTCAATTGCGTCAAAAAATGTTGTTTTTCCAAATCCATTCGGACCTGTGAGAATAATAGGATTCTTTGTATCATCTAAAACAAATTCGTAATACTTTGAACCATCAAAGCACTTAAAATTCTTAAGTCTGACAGACTTTACTTTATACTGCATCTTATCCCCTCTTTTCCAGTCTCTTTTTCATCTCAGCCTCAATAGCAGCATCATCTTCAGGCAAGTTTAAAACTTTTATATACTCGTCTATATCCACACAGTTCTTGCTAATCAAAGTATGATATTTAAGAAATTCAGCGTCCATTTCTGACTCAATACGCTTCTCAACTGCCATCGGCTTTTGCTGCGCGACAAAATTATATTGCAAAAAAGGTATTTTAGAAAATAATCTTATAACTAATTCGTAAGCATTATCCAAGTTCCGATGTCCTGCAAGTTCATAATACGCTTCTTCCTGATTAGCAATTTCACTCAATATATTCACTATGTTTTTCTCTGGATAGTCAGAAATAATTATTTTTAGTTCGTCCACCTGCTTGTCAGTATAGGGTAAAACAAATCTTCTAAAATAGTGAGGTGACTCTTCAACCGAATATATTAGATTCCTATACTTATCCAAATTATTTAATGATTCCAATTTGATCGGATAAATTGCAGATGTGTTTTTGTCGATTTGTGCAGCTATACTTGCATTATCATTCACAAACAACTCCTGAATTTTTCTTTTTACACCCTTTCCATTTGTATTCTCATCAATATAATCTTTTTCAAGCTGCTTTAACATTGTTAGCATTTCTACATCTGTTATGCCTTCACAAGTTGCTTCGATATAATCAATCAGAAAAAAGCTTGTCTTATCTTCTGATTCAGCGGCATAAAATTCAATACTGTCATCTTGCCACTTTTCCCCAAATCCATATGCTTTAAAAATCTGTTGTATTAACTCTCTCATTACAGTAATTCCTCTTTTGCCTGCTCAGCATCAACCAAGCGTATTATTTTAGGTTTATTACAATTAGCCTTTTCATCTTCTATATTGCTAGAAACAATATGCCTTATTTCTTCCAGCTGATTTCTTTCCAGTATATTCACATTGGAACCGTCTATCTTAAATGCCTCATCATTTAGACGACCAGTAATTAAAGTATCGCACTCATAAAGGAACGATTTATCTGGATTTTCCCTTATTCCTTTTTGTATTTTTTCTCTAAGTTTTTCTTTTTTACGACTATCATCAAGTGATAACCAATAAAACTCTTTATTCAATGAAGCCGTAATTATATTTTTCTCATTCAATGTTAAGACAGACAAATCCTTTAACAGTTCAACCAATTGTGTTTCGATTGTTTCATCACTTGGAAGATTATTAATACTCTCTGTTGGTTCTTTCAAAAGAAGATTAAAAACTAAGCTATGCTGTTCTTCAATCTCCCTACCTGACAATTCTGTAAGTTGTTTCAACAGATTACAGGTTTCTGCATTTGCACACTGTTGACAATTATTTTGATTACAATTATTTTCTCTAAACTTTATAAATACCTCATCTATTTTGTTCAGCACTAGAAAATACTTAAACTCTTTGTTATCGTCATAATTGCTATAGTATTCTTTAACTATTAATCCATAAAATTCACTAAATGAGATAATGCATCTATCATTTTTGTTCTTTTGAACAAAAAAATCTGTCACATACTGTTCTATAAGGCCTAACCCCTGTTCATACAAGAAACCACAATATTTATCATCCGCATATGTCCACTCGGGATGCACCATAACAAGTATATCTTTAATTAGCTGAACACCTTGTTTTTTTACCTCTTTTATATCATCAAATTTTATTGGCCATTCTTCAACAAAACACCGGTCTTCAACACCATCCGGATTGGCGGATAAATAAATGTGTTTTCTATTTTCTATCTCATTCACATGTTGCTGAAGCTCGTTCCGTATACTTTCAATAGCATTCTCAACAGAATTCCTATCTTTTTTTCCTCTTGTGTTATATTTAATAATGCTATATTTCGAAGCCTTCGCCGTATTAGCTGTAACAGATTCCAATACAATATAATCATCAGGATTATCTGACGCATTTAAATCACCTTTTGAAACAACATCTTTTTGAAATTCAATATTCAAATCCGAAATAACCGAATACGCCTTTTCTAAAAAGTCACTTGGAATATGCTCATTTGAATTGACATGAAAATAACCCATTTCTGCGTCATTTTGAATAATTTCAGCGATAAAAGCAAATTTATCTTTATCATCAAGATTAACTGCCCCCAGCTTCACCTGATGCAAAGACTTGTATTGGCCATTCTTCAGTAAAGCAAAATCTTCCTCTCCTTCAATTTGAATTTCATAGTCATCTAGTGTCTCTTGTTTTGACAAAATATCCTTTATATAAGAAAGTGTGACATACAGCGCTATATTGCCCTGATATTTATAACCCTCCCATGAATATATTGCGCTAATCGGTGCTATCAAGCCCATCTATCTCAATCTCCCTTCAATATCATGATATTTTATTTCTTGCTCCAACCATTCCATAGTCTTAATCAAATCCTTCTTTATCTCACACTCCCAGATAACAATCACCTTCCACCCAAGCTCCCTAAGCTTTTCCTGTTTTATCTGGTCGTTTTTGACATTTTTATCAAACTTCTCAAGCCAAAACTCCGTTCTCGTTTTTGGTGTTGTCGCATCTTTACATCCTTCATGCCGATGCCAAAAGCAGCCATGAACAAATATAGCCACATGATACTTTGGTAGTACAATATCCGGCTTACCAGGATATCTTTTATCATTCTTTCTGAAGCGATATCCTTTTGAAAACAGATATTTTCTGACTTCCACCTCAATTTTTGTATCCTTGCCTTTAATCCGGCTCATATTCCAGCTTCTTTTTTCCGGTGTAAGCTTATCGCTCATATTACTTCACCATCTTTCAAGATTTCACTAATAGCCAATCTTCAGTTACAACCTTAGGTGAATGCGGACTGAATGTATCATTTCCATTCACGCCATTCAAATCACTATTATTACAGCTAATCTTTGGCTCAGTGCAGCTTACTATCTCTACCTTAAGAACATAATAAAAATCTGCGGATCTTTCTTTACCATCGTTAGAACCACTCTCTGTCAGTAAATCATCAAGCTGCTTTTTTGAAACCAATTCTCTTGATTTTATGATTCCTTTAAGCGGCTCTATTTCATATGTACCCGTAGCATTAATATCATTCTGATAAAAGCGAATATACTTTGCTTTTCCTATATCTTCATGATGTGAATACACTGATTCACCCTTAATAGCATAGTAATAAAAGACAAATGTCCTGCCTTCAGATAAAAGGTCTTCTCTGCTCAGTAACTCATAATAATCATGTCTCAAATAACCGATAACACACAAATCATTATGGATATTCTTATTGTCCTTTTCCTTACCTGTAGTTCTTTTATCTAACGTACTAATCACAGGTTCACCAAGTACAAGGTTGCTATAAGATAACATACGGTTAAGTCTGCTGTATTTTCTGCTACGTGCTTCAATGATTTCATATATAAAATCCTTCAATACATTTTCACTGTCCGTCTGAATACTTGGTTTGATTGCAAAAGCACCTACTCCGGGAAGAACCTCCTCAAAGAGTCTGTAATTCTTTATCTTTGAATCAAAATCTCCAGGATACAGGACGTAACTTCCTACAGTTCTTCTAATTGCATCATTGTATGTATGCATTTTCAGAAGATCTCCTCGCTTGTATGTATTCGTTACGCTATCATGTTTATCATTTTCAACTTCTTCCTTTATCTGCTCCTCTGTCATTTCATTTTCATCAGGTCCGATAAAAGATCTTAGATCCGTTATCCTGTACTTCGCATCAAAATGAATGTAGCTTACCGCACCTTCTCTGATGGCATCTTCAGGTTTAAGATAATCCGAAGGATATACTTCCAGCGTGTAATCCGGTCTAAACGGCCTTGAATATGATCCTGCATACTTTGTATTGGAAAACTCTTCCCTTGAAAAGGTCCTGTTATAATACAGATTCACCCTTGTACCCAAATCAGGGAGAAGAAATGCCTGACAAGAAGTCTGACCTTCACTTAATGAAATAGTTAGACCATTGTCAGTATTGATGAACGGCTTTTCAGAAGCCTGTATGCATTGGCAATTCTCGATTGAACTTATAATTTTTCTAAGCTCAAAAAACAGCCAATACTCATACAGCAATGCCGTATTTTTAGATTCGCCGCTATAAGCCACCTGCTCACCCTCCCAATTCAATTGAAGAGCAAGATCAACCATAGCTGCTGCATAAAAGATTTGTCTATATCCTTCTCTCTTTTCAAGTACCTGATTATTCTGTGGCATAATCGTAAGTTTTCTTACATCATCAAAGAAACGATCTCTCAAAATGTCATCAGTAATTCTTTGAATCTCTAAAGCCTCCCGATAGCACTCCGTATACATATTCTGTCCTGCATTTTTTCCTTTTGCGGCGTCAAGACTTGAACAGAGTTCTCTACATATCAAGTTAAATTTTTTCAAAGCAAACTTCACAAAACGGTTTGCAACTGTATCAAGACTGTCATACTTTCTCGTCACAGCAACTTCCTGAGGCATAGGCTTTCCATTTACCATCTGCCAGTCTCTACTATGAGAAAAAGGGCTGGAATAAAAGCTTGCACTTGGAGAACCCTGTCCAATTGGCTTAAGGACTTCATCCTTCATAAGCATTCTATCCGGATTACGCTTTATATGTCCGAAAAGAGCCTGTAAGTTATGTGAGTAACAGAATTTCCTCAAGAAAATAAACTGCTCCAAAAGTGTTTTGGCACTATTGGTATCAGATGTATCAAATCTGTTTGATGTAACACCTGAATACTCCAGTAAGATTTCTGCACACTCTTCGGCGATCTTTTTAGTCAACTCAATATAGTCCTCTTCATAATTCATCTTCTGAGGTACTATTTCAAAATCGACTACAGTTTCATCTGAAGAATTTTTTAAATGTGTTCTTCCCAGATAGTTAATAAATCTAAAGGATAATGCATCTCTATCTCTAGTTACTTTGAGAAATTTATTGTTCTTCTCATTTGGGAAACTGAGATTCTTACAAATCTGTTCCGAACCAGCTTGAATATCACCCTTTAATCTACATGTATAAGTAGCTGTTTCACGTAGTCTTAATATTTTCTGTCCATCCACTGAAGTTGCAATATCAAACTTTGAGAGCGCAGCTTTAGACGCAGCTTCTTTTTCTTCATAGGCAATCATATCTGTGCCTTCTTCTTCAGTAGCTACGTTAAAATCAATAGTATCCCACTCGCCCTGCGGATAAATCACTATCTCTATTCCATTTTTATCTTTAAATGAAACTGCTGCTATGCCCATTAAAACACCTTCTTACATAAAGCTTGCATACTGATATTTATCAAGTCTTTTCTTCATCTGCTCTATCTTCTTCAATGATAAAGTCATCTCTTCTGAAGACTCTCCAACTCCGTTTTTGCATTTAGTTTCGAGAGTATTTAACAGCTCTCCTATCTGCTTTCTATCACCATAAATCTTTGGAAGAATCTTCTGAACTATCTGCTCATCCATAGTCCTTGTAAGACTAAACCCTTCCTTCTGCAACTCACATGCTGCTGCAAAATACTGACGGATTTCCTTGACAGTACGATAAGCAAATTCAAACCCGCTTTCCTGTAACTCATCATAAATACCATCGAGGAATAATTTAACCTGATCAAGTACATCCGCATCAACATTGCAAACGCCATTTCTGATTTCCGATGCAAGAACCGCAAATCCTTCAGCCACTCCAAAATCAGCCGTTTCAACTTTGTTGACATCAGTTGCTCCTGTCATTAGCTTAAGAACATCATCCTTTTTCGGCTTAAATTCAACAACATTCGAACGATCCAACACTTTAGGACTAAACATATATGTTGTCTCATCTATATTCACTGTTCCTGTTACAAATAAGTTCTTAGGAAGACGAATCTTTTCAGGAATCACGTCTTTGGAATCTTCTGTATCCCCCTTTTTAACCGGCTTCTTATAAAGAGGTATTTCCTCATCTGATTCCATCGCACTTAAGAAATCCGAAAAATATCTTTCTACATGAGACAGATTCATTTCATCAAGAATTAAGAAATGTGGAATGCTCACATTCTCACTCGCCTGGAGTATAAAATCCAGTGTCGGTGTAGAAACATATCTCTCTTCCAATGGGTTATAGAAACCAAGCATTTTAGTATTATCCGTCCAATCCGCCCCAACTGGAACGATTAACCAATTTCTTTTTCCATCAACATCTTTCTCAAGATACTGCGATATCTGCTTTGCAATTCTCGTTTTGCCAGTACCACTATTACCAGTAAGAATTACAAATGGTTTTGCAATTAAAGAACTGATATAGCGCTGTGCGAAATCACTATCAAAACAATTTGGTAATTCCTCTAGCTTAAATTCCCTCATGAGTATGTCTAAATACCACTTACCGTCTTCTTCATAAATCTTTATAACATCTGAGTAATTGGCATTAATAATACTAATTAAAGCTATAAGCGAAAGACCGCTTGATGTTGCTTCATTCAATTCCGTGCTAACCCATTGATTGGATAATCTGCAGGTTTCTAAACTATCATCAACTGGTATCTCGTATTCTTTTTTCAAAAACACTCTAGACTCATCATTATATGAATCAGATGAAGTTCTCGGGAAAATATATCTAAGGTAATTACCTCCCAAATCATCAGTAACTATCTTGATATTCTTATCGTTTATTTTCAAAAGCGATGATATTCTTTTAAACTTATCTATGCCATAGATACAATCAACTAACTGCTGTGCGCATTTTTTGCTTTGCTTGAAAGGCAACTCAATTCTTGTGTCATAAACATTTTCCAGTTTCTCTCCATCCTTAACTAAAGGATCTTCTGGTTCATCATAAAACTTACAAAAGTTCTGATATGAAAATCTTTCAAAGAAGTCTCGTTCAGATTTTGTTTCACCTATCGGAAAGTTTGTTTTGATAAACGCCATTTCGCTCTCAACCGCAGTAACGTCCTCGTCAGAAACATACAAAATATCATCATTTCCAACTTTTTTATATTTAACTGGTGCAGCAAATGCCTTTATGACGTTAAGCAAAATATCATCACTTTTTCCACCGATATTCTTTTCAACAAATTCCTCAAAGCTTACGGAATGATTCTCTGACTGTAGAATATCCTCGCATAATCGGCAATATAAAATAAACGCCTCATCATCTGATTTTACATAAGGGTTCGGTGCATAATACGTCTTAAACCAAAAAACAAGATATCGTGTCAGATTATTGTCATCAAAAGTATATAAATAATTATGTACCTTAAAGCTATTTGTTGATCTATCTTCTAAACCAAGTTGGCATGCTTGCTGATAAGCGGTTCTTTTATATCCTTTCAATCGCTCCTCAGCTAAGTCTTTAGCAAAATCCCATGAAATAGAGCCTGCCATATCAGGATAAACTTCAAGTAATGATTTGAGATTAGCTAATGTAAAGTTTCTATATCTTGCAAATGGTGTAAATGACATATTATACAACCTCCCATTCCTTCTATTTAATCATTAAGCTTAGGATAGCTTAATAATATTTGCTCCATAATATGAATCAAGACATCAACAACAATACTGTTTCCTGCCTGTTGATACATTGAGGTATCTGAAACAACAATTTTAAAGCTGTCAGAAAATCCCATCAATCTTAGACATTCTCTTGGTGTAAGTTTTCTCAATCTGCCATCAGTCGTCACATAGTTGTCAACTCCTGCTCTATGCATCTTATGCATAGTAGTTAGTAATGGTCGCGCAACCTCAAGATCTGTTTCCGGCTTGCTGTAAAAATTCTTTGTTCCAGTAGACAATACATACTTTCTCACTTTTTCAGACAGATAGTACTTTTCTAAATCCGGAATATGATTCTTTTCTGCATCCTCTTCACTTTGGAATACAAAATCTCCATGCCAATTAAATTGCTGATTTTTCTTTTGACAAAGCTGAACCTCTCCATCTATCTGTGTAAATCTCTTTGAAAGATTTTTCTCACTGGTCACAAAGTCCACACCCTTTTCTGGTAAGAAATAACCACCTGGTGCATTGTCCAACAAGAAATCTTGCATTTTCTTTTCAAGCTCAATTGCTTGTGGAAAGCTAAACTCAACATCAAGATCAAGATCATTTCTAAAACCTACAACAAATAATCTTTCTCTATTTTGAGGAACACCATAATCTCTAGCATTGAGAACCTTCCAACTAAAGCTATAATCCAACTCACTAAAAACCTGCTGCATCTTCTTCCAAGTTTTTCCTCCATCATGAGAAGTAACAGCTCGCACATTTTCATATATGAAAACTTTTGGTCTTATTTCATCAATCAAACGTGCATATTCATAAAACAATGTTCCACGAGTATCATCTAATCCTCTCTGTTTTCCAACAAAGCTAAATGACTGACATGGACTACCACCAACAAATAGATCAACCTTTCCTGCGTATTGTTTTCCATCAAGGAATGCTATATTCCAATGGAAATCATCTTCTTTGATGTCGTAGTTAGCAGTGTAACTTGCTTTAACTTTGTTTCTCTTTTCAAGGCCCTCGTACAATGAATCGACATACTTCTTGCGAGCCTTCCAATCTTCTCCAAGTGAATCTAATTTCCTTTGCACACGAAGATAATTAATTTTTTCGTGAAGCATACTGGTTCTTTGAGCCAGATCTATAACTCTTCGAATCAGTTTTCTTCCGTTATCATTTTCAAATCTTTCGAGCAACTCTGTAACACTCTGCGTAAGTCCTGCTTTTTCAAGTAAGTCATTGTTGTCTCTAAAATCATTTGAAAATGCTAATAAAAGCAGAAACTCTTCAAGTCTCTTATTTGCGAAAGATCCCTTTCCTAGTTTCGCAAGTCTCTTACTATATTCTTTCTTTCTGTTGGCCTTTAATACATTAGAATCTAATAATTCGGTTGTAGTATTTTTAAGCAATTCATTGTCTTTTTCTTCGACATTATTTAACTGTTCATCCACTTCATGAAATTCAGTCATTGATGCTCTAAGCATCCCTTCCAACTGGTTTTTATAAAGATCTTCCACATTGTCATTAATGCTTATTTCCTCAATCAGTTCAGAAAGCGATTCTAATTCTGTTTCTATTTCATCAATATCTGTATCAACATCCTTCGTAAGAATGTTTACATCACCATTGTCACATGCAAAAACAATTTCATTTTCGAGTCCCATTCGATTTAATGCATGCTCAATTGCTCCGATTCCACTAAATGCTGTTGCAAGTCTAATCATAATTACCTCACTCTATTATACTTTTTCCGCTCTTTACCCACTCGTCTAGTTCGGAGCATTTAAATTTCCAAAGACGTCCTATCTTATGTGCTGGAACATCCTTGCCTTCTTTAATCCACTTTCGTAAAGTTACTGGCTTAATCCCCAAATACTCTGCGGCTTCATCGAGCCCTATCCACTTATCCTGTAATTGATTCATATGTTTCCTCCGGTTCCAAATTACATTGTATAGTTATCTTGAATATCACTTTAATTATATTTTACTAGCTTTTTGCTACTAAATCAATGTATTATCTTATATTTATTGATATTAACGAAACCAATCATCCATGAATCAATATATAAATCTTAACAAAACTACTGTCCCATTACATGGACTCCCAAGTCATTTATTCGTGCTTTTTTAACTGATTCCACGCTTCGCGCGGCACTATCTTCTATGGTGTTAGGGCGCGACTTCGCAAAGTGGCGAGCAGTGCTTTTTTGTACAAAAAGCTACTATCCGCTCGTTGATGGCACATCCCCAATCCCCTTGAACAGCCTTACCGGCTGGCTACGCAATTCTTATGAATCGCTATTTTCTTCCGTTGGAATTCTCTTCAGAAATAAAAAAGAGGGGAACCCATAAGTCTTAAACCTACAGATTCCCCAAAAAGAATTATCAAGTGATATTGTGTTTTCTGACACGTTCCTTTTTCTGTTCTTCATCGTCCTTAGTCCTGAAATGTGTACTTTTTGAAACTACTAAAAAAGGACTGATAAACAGTCCCGAAATGTATAGACATCCCTTTACGAAACGTCCCAGTATTTTTGTATGTTTTTTGGCACCACCTACTTAAAAAATGGGTATAAAAAAAGAAGGTGTATTTCCACCTTCCTTAATATTAATCAGCAATAATCGTTAATGTTTCTAAATATTTTCTTACTTTTTTATTAACATCATTCAACCTATTTTGGAAATCTTCTGACATACCAATTTCATCTTCTGTTATAATTTTATTAATTTCCACGCATTCTGCTTCATATTCCTTTATTCTAGCAATAATTCCCCAAAACAAGGTATTTGCCAGCTCATTTAACGCAAGATATTCATTATATATTTCCTCAGGAATAAATGGTGCATTTTCAAAAAGCAAATTTTGAGCAGTACTATTTACACTAATTATTCTACTAACTTCTTCCATAGAAATTATATCATCTTCTTCAATAGAAATAATACGATTGCCTATTCTCTTATATGCAAATGATGATAACTTAACTGCTACAGAGAAAAATGCTTTTGATAGTTGTTTATATATCTGGTATTCATTATCAAATTGAGTTTTTGATATATATCTACGATGTTCCATTATACTTTTGTACTTTTCAAATTCTTGCTCAAATCTCTGCTGATATTTTCCATCAATACGTTTTGCAATTCTCTCTGAAATAAAATTTGCTAATGCACATATTATTACTCCAGAGCCACCCACACTTATAATTATTGATGTTGCAATTGCAATAATATCTTTAGCTATCATAATTAGTTCTCCTATGCAAATATATCTATTCTGCCATTATCTCTTATCAATTTACATTCTTTCTATTTTATAAGATAATCTTTTTCATCATACATTAATATAACTTGATAAAACAACCTCACCAGACAAAATCCAGTGAGGTCACATAATTACGCTTTCTGTTTCGGTACAAACTCAATCTTAAGAGCCATTCCCATACCATCCGCTAATCTTTTCAGTAAATTGACAGAAGGATTTCTTGTTCCATTTTCAAGCTTACTAATATCAGCCTGATTAATACCAGTACGCTCCGCAAGTTCTTTCTGTGTAAGATTCTGTGATGTTCTTGCATCTACGATAGCTCTGATAACATCCATCTCTGGCTGAATCGCTTCATACTCTTTTCTAAATTCTTCATCCTTCAACTGATTAGAAAGCATATCATCAAATGTTCTCATTCTTCATCACCCTTTCTATGAAATCTTTTCTTCTATCTTTTGCAATCTGTATCTCCTCTTTGGGAGTTTTCTGTGTTTTCTTAACAAAACCATTCGTCATTATAATTTTTCCCTCATAATAGAAAAAATATAATACTCTAGTAATATCGCTTCCGAATTTGCATCGCAATTCAAAAATACCATCTTCCAGATGCTTGCTATATGGTTCCCTAAGCATATTTCCTTTTTCCTGCAAAATTCCCATCAAACCATATATCTTAGCTCTCATCTTAGGATTAACAGAGTCAAGAAATTCCTCTACAGGAACTTCTCCATTTTCTTTTTCATATGCAATCAATTTAAAGTCCGCCATGCAATCTCCTTTGTAGTTATTATATGGCACATATGCCATATTGTCAATTATTCATTTAATCTAATCATACCTACCTATTTCTCTAAAAAACGTGTAGTAAGTGTGTAGTAGAGCACTTTTTCAGCTAAGGAATGGCTTATTTACAGGCTTTGCGGGAGTATCTATTGATATTGCCGTGGCATACTAATATACAGTTACCAAATCAGCTTGAAGTGCCTCAACGCATCCTTAATATACTCCACCTTCTCCTGTGGACACTGTTTCACCTCTGGAATCTCTTTCTTGGATTTATTGTAGTTCTCGCCCATGTCCAGACCACACATCCGCTTTACCTGTGCAATATAAGAAGTATGCACATTCACACCATACTTTTCCTTCACATATTCCTTAATCTTTGAATAAGTAGCCTTTTCCTCTGGTGTATAATTACTCTCTTCATCAGGCTCCATTGTAACCTCAATCTTAGGTGTATCTTTTTTTAGGGATAATTTGACAACCGTTTCCACGTGATAAGTTTGTTAAGTGTTCTGTTTTTAAATCCTTGTACAGCTTTGTATATTCTCAAACAGCCTATAAAATCAAGTATTTTTTAATAGTTCAGACTTTACCGCCTTGCACATTCTTGTGTTGTATGTCTGCAATGGTGGCAAGTCGGTGGCAATGCCACCGCTGAACCATCTGTTATACTAATTCGTTGACTCTTTTCTGTACAGCTGTAGGACTGTAACCTGCTGCTTTCAGGCGGTCAATTCGTTCTTGACCATTACCCCACTTACCAAGAATAACTTCTTTTGCAATAGCTTCTCAACTATCCGTTTATCTAAACTGAATAGCTTCAATTCTTAATGCCTGTCCTACAGTTCCGAGTGTTGCTACTCCATCAGCTTTTGTCCAATCAGTCCAACCACTGTTCTGAATATGTACTCGATATTCAAAGTCACCCTTGAAACATAAACATTCTATACGTTTACTCTCATTTGTTGTGCCGATAACAGTATCTTTGTTTATCGTTCCATAATCAACCCAACCTTTATCCTGTATATGTGCTTTAACACCAATACCCATGCCTAAAGGATTGATTTTAAACGCTTCTAAACGTAAATTATGTCCTGTTATTCCGATAACGTTGTTGCATACAGATTCTTGTAACCAACCTTTGTTTTGTACAAATGGAGTAGCAAGGAATTTAGCAGCCATGATCTCGATCGCTTCAATTTGCAATCCTTTTCCTTTTGTTCCAGCCCAGTTTCCGTTGAATGTCCAATCCGTCCATCCGATGTTTTTCTGGTGGACTCTGTAGATGTACGGCGTATCCTTGCCGGTAACCTTGATTGCTTCGATACGTTTGTTCTGTCCTGTAGTGCCAAGGATTGTGTCTTTGTTAATGTTTTTAAACTCTTTGTCGCCTACATCCTTGATATGCACTACTACGTCTGTTTCTCCGACAGGAATAAGTCGGAACGCTTCGATTCTCCGGTTCTGTCCTGTCGTTCCTGACATACGACCATCAGACTGCCAGCACGCCCAGCCGATGTCACGGATATGTGACTGGTAAGATACCTTACCGTAATGCTGTACGGAGTCCTGAGATGTTCCACCAGATGTTACCTCACCGTCAGAATCCTCTTTTGCCGGAGATGCCGTAGCGATGCCGAATGCATTAAGGATTCCTCTTGCAAGATCGTCAATCTGGTTGTTGAATTTTGTAAGATCGTCTTTATTGGATATAAACCCATTTTCTAATAATCTGTAGCTATATCCTTTCGTTGCTGATCTGTTTACATTAGCAAGATTTGCACGTCCTACGATCTTGTTTGCGCGTCCCGGGAAGAATGAGCCAATGAAATTGGCAAGCGCAGTATCATACTGATCTGGGTTATATCCTTGCTTAATAATTACATGACCACCCTTCGCCGATGCTGATCCGCTGTCCATGTGCAGTTCTAAAATCTGCCAGTCCTTCGGGATGTTGAGTGACGTGATTCCTCTGTCTGCATACCAATTTCTGCTCGTATCTCCAAGTGTAACATTGCTTCCTCCGTATGCTACGATTCTGCTCGCAAGTGCTCTTACTCTTTCTGCCTCCGTGAATCCGTATCCCACTGCTCCAGAATCTCCTGCTCCGTGTCCGGCGATTAAAAATAAATGTGCCATATTTTGCTCCTTCCTGTGCGATGTCGCACACAAACAATAAGAGGACGATTATTCGCCCTCTACTTACACTGCTGTTTATACAACTGATTTACTCCGGTCGCTGCCAACCCACTCGCCATTCCGACCGCAATTGCATTAATCACATCTCCGGCCGGAAAATCCGGCATTGTGTATAGTCCGGCAATGCCCAGAGCTCCGCCACATACAGCCATGATGACCGGAATCCATTTGTCCGGAATTTTCTCATAAGCCTTACAGCCAAGTCCAATCACATAGCAGATTGCTACGATTCCAACTACTGTTCCTAATGTTGTAATATCCATATCATCTAATCCTCCTGATCATGCGCTTGCTTATTTATATGCTTCTCAATCTTGTCTATTGCCTCAGTTACTGGACCATTACACCCCTGCTCCTTAAGTCCTTTCAAGCAAGCGAGAATTCCATAAGTCAGCAAGCATTGTTCTGACTTTACTCTTTCAATTTCTATGTCCTGCTGATTCTGCTTTAAGTACCACTTGTACACCGCAAAAATAGCAGAAAAAATAACCACTACGGCTGTCAAAAGACTTCCGGCCATAATGATTGTGTTTACATCTACATACACTCTATGTACCTCGATTCTTGAATTTTATGGTATCAAAATAAGACCTCTCGGCCTTGCACGTATCTCCATATGATCACCTCTACTCTTTCGGATATTCATCTTTGCACTGTTTTTAACTTGGATTATACCCCCGAAATTTTCTGACTAATTAAAGCCCTCCTTTAGTTATTACTTTTTCTATCAACTTCTTTTGTGCCAACGCAACTATGTATTTTATTGCGTTCGTTTAATAAATATAATATCACGTAAACAATATACATAATTAAGTCATTTATTTTAGCTCAGTAACAGCTCCCGAACCTTTGTTATATAAATATTTCTTTCTAATTTCATCATACAAGCAAAGTGTTCCATCTGCCTTCTTTACAGGAATCATATCTGCTACAAGCTCACTTCCTGAATAGATTTTCGCGTATATGATTGCGCCTACCATGCCAGCTCCGGCGGATGCGCCATTTTTGCTCATCGTTCCAATATAGTACGGACTTGTGAGTGTAAAACTATCAATTGGGTCAAGTTCCACCGTATTATTGTTGAACGAAGCAGTTGCACCCGTTTGCTTGATAGTCCATGTACCTTCCCAAAACATACAAGGTTTCGCCGAACTGCTTAGCGTGCCTCTAATCGCATAGAAATTATCAGTCTTAGTAAATCCATATTTATAATTATCATCCCTAGCTCCACATATATATGTCGTTCCAGATTTGATATACAGCTTTGCTTCTGTGTTCGTATTCTGATCTGGAAGAATTTCCGTATCAAAATAACAATTACCATCTACACTAAGTGATTCCAGTTCTGTGTGACTTTCGCTCGGATCAACTGTATTCTCAGCAACATTAACTGTACACTGAGCTGTATATCCACCATCATCCGTTGTTACTGTAACTACAGATGTACCGACAGCTTTTCCGGTAACTTTCCCATTGCTGACAGTTACGTTTGAGTTACTTGTACTCCACTTAACCGATTGATTCGTTGCATCAGACGGCTTCACTGACGCTGCCAGCATTGCACTTTCTCCCTTCTTGATGCTTAATGTATTCTCATTAAGAGATACGCCCGTCACAGGGATAACCGTTGGTGCTACAGACGCCGTGGCATATCCTATTCCAAGACTCCTAAGTTTTTGGTCAATGACAGGGCTGTAGAATGTGCGATACCATGATTCTACCGGATGCACTCCATCACCGACACCTGTATTTGCGTTGCGTGTATATTTGCTCTTATTCTTGGATGTCATTGCAATCTGAGCGCATTTTCTCATATCCAAATAAGGCATATTCCACTTTTTGCAAATTTCAATCATTTTTTCATGGACAGAATCAACATAATTGTTCTTTGAAAACGAATGAGGTATGATATATAATTTCACAGCAAGCGGAAACGTATCCATTACGTATTGAAGAGCACTTTCCATAGCTCCGCAAATAGTAGTCGTATCGTAATTAGAGTCATATGAATCCGATATATTTCCCATTGCAATATTATTATTTAAGTCATTCACCCCACCGTCAAATATAATTGCATCGGGCTGTCCAGTATATGAACGAATTTGAGATATAATCGGAGTGTGTGCAGGGTTATTTGAAATAGCGATATTCGCACCGGACTCAGCGTTATTAATCCATGTACCATCGGGATATTTTTCTTTCAGCGGTTGAACGATGCCTGTTCCCTCTTTCCATCCCCAGCCGGCTATAATGCTATCGCCGAAGGCTACTATTGTTTTTCCTTTGTACGGATTCACTGTATCACCTCCTGTATATGTTCCTGTGATTCCAAAAAGTTCTACACCCTCTTTAATATTTTCAGCTAATAGATTTGCATCACCTTTAATAGTCTGCTTCCCAGACAGATATACACCAGCGTCTATGTTCTGGTCTTCCGTTCCCGGTGTTATGGTCTGTGCTGTCAATCTCTTAATCGTTCCCGTTACTTTTCCATCGGGACCGCAAGCCACGGTGTTCTCTAACATCTTACTCGCAATCGCATTAACGTCCGGCGCAGATACTGCAAGGTAATACACGCCATCCTGTACACCAGCATTCGGATAGGAGTCGGAAGAATCACTGGATATGTAACCAAGTAGATCTGTCCCTTTCTTACCAGTTGCCCCCTTTTCGTCGGATAATGTTAATATGTAATAATCTGTTCTGTATCCATACGGCCTGTATAACACGCTCTTTGTTTTTCCGTTTGTTGCCCCTGTCGGAAGATAATATTTATTTATTCCAATGCTATTATCTAATTTATAATATCCGTCTTCTGTAATTGTTGCTCCCGTGTATTCCGTTGTGGAATATCCGGATGGTCTATCTTTTCCAACATCTTCAGATGTTTTTACCCATCCAATCAATTCCGTGTACTTTGCCCAGAGATATTCGCCTTTTCCAGTTTTATCTACCTCTGTGCCACCTGTTCCATCGCCAGTATACGTTCCAGATACACCAAGGATGCTTATACCGCTCTTAATGTTGTCAGGAATAATCTTGTCTCTTTCTGCTTCTGCAATTGTTACGGATCCATCGCCATTGTGGTAGCCTTCTGGGATGATATATGCTCCTGTCTTTCTGGAGATTGTGCCGGCAGTCGCTCCTCTATTCATCATTGTACCCGTAACTTTCCCAGATGCTATATAAGCAGTCTTTTCTTCTAAGATATTGCTTGCTACTGCCGTTGCATCGGATGTATCGGTGCCACCGCCAGAAGTGCCCGCTTCATAAGTGCCTGTAATCTGATCGCCGTTCTTATCGTGCGCTGTTACACCTTTTAACAACTTACTTGCAGTTACGGTATCTTTTGACAAGTCCATTACTGTTCTTGGTCCGTAATTTATTTTACTAACTCCCATAGCTACCTCCTAACCGATCTGTACCGTTGTTGATCCAGATTCTGTGGTTTCTTTATAAGGGATTTCTTTAACAATTACCTCTGACAATGCATCATATCCGTCATCTGGTCTTATTACCTGTTCATTCACAGTAGGTGAAATTGTTTTTGACTGTGTAACAACTGTTCCACCAGCATTGGATGTCCCGCCGTAAGCGATAATGTAATTTACACGACACATGGTTTCTTCCGTTGTAAGTCCGTTAAAAGTCGCATACCATGATCCATTCAGATATGTAGCTCCATCAAGATGCAGTGTCATCTGACCGTCACCGTTTGCAAAACTTACTGCTGTATTTGCATTAGAAGCACCCGTAATTCCAAGAAGATTATTTATATCAGAATCCGAAAAAACCTCTACACTGTTTGAGTTTGTTGGAATTTTGACGACAATAGTTCCACATTTTGTTACGCATCGAAAATTCATTTTTGCATTCAAATTATTCAGGCTTTTTTCTACGTTTTTTATTCTATCCAATATCGTATCTATACTTGGTTGAATAGATGTACCCCGTATGACTTCTTCTATACTTAGTCCATTTATGTGCACAAATAACAGATGTCCTTTATATTGTTTTCCACCATAGTATATAGAGTCATTTGTCCACCGAATTTCGTCGTTGTAATTTTCGCCAAGAGCTACCGTCTTCCCTTTTATAATTTCAAATTCTACTTTTTCCACACCAGAATCATTTGTATATTTTATAAATACGTGATCGGTACGCTTTTTCCCTTGTCCTGCTGGTTCAAAATTTAAAGTTGTACTGTCATTCACTTTTGTCCAGACGTGTCTCCCCTGTAGTAATGCATCGCCATCTGCTATTCTTATCGATGTACTTGATACAATTTCCGCTTTAAATTGATTCCCTGCTTCAAGCACGTAAAAATCGCTGCCGAATATATCTCTGTATAACGATCCATCAGCTGCAGCCGAAACCTCAATACCGTTTCCTGTATTCAAATTAATTGCCATCTTAATCACCAACCTCATACGTTACTGTATATCTATCGTTTTCAATTTTTACAATTTCACTATTTATGATTTCCTTCATCGCCACGCCTGTCTGTCTGTTTTTTCCACCGACAATATCTCCTATGTCAACATCTAGTCTGTCAAATTGCGCTGTAAGAGAATCGCTATTTTTCAATTCTTTCAACTTTTCAACGCCCTGGCTCCTAAGTTCTTCATCAGACTCCACATTTCCATAATCATATATCTCTGTTATTTCAGACCTGCCTGTATAATATGGGGCATCAACTATGTTACCAGAACTATCTGCGTATAGATGTATCACGGTACGTTCCGCAAGCTCTCCACCGCCGAGACAGATCAGATGATTTACACCACCTCGATTCTGCTCGAAAATAACTTGCATACCATAATCATCAGAGTATTCATATTTTTCGGATAGATCCTCTATTTTGGTAGCACTAATTTGTACTTTCGCATCTCTAGTAACCGTACACACAAGCTTGGCATCGACATTTGATAACATCTTTTTGATACCCGCATACATGTCTGTATACCGTTCAAATTGGTTACTTGATATTTTTATACCTGCATCATCTGCAGGCACAATAAAAAGGTCAGATAATCCGACCTTTTCTATAAGTTGTTCCAGTATTCTATTCGCATCACCGGATACTATATAATAGTCCTGACCACTCTCAGGCTCAATGATTTTCTTTTCGAGTATCCCCCTGAAAGCACGACCAGAATAATAGACCTTGTTCTTCTTGGTATCTATTTTCACATCATCGACAATACCACCGTATTCTGTATTTTCTACATACCATATACTGCCATGAGACATGCAATGATTCTTTAAATTCATACCGATCTGAAAATCATTATCTTTTCCAATATCCAAATCTATTGAATACTTATGTAGCTCACCTTGCGGTAATCCGCTTGAATCTGTATATATTACCATCCCGGTTCACTCCTTCTATCCAAAAGTATTAAATCAAATCCAAAAGTACCGTCATATTGCACGGCATTTTCACCTGTAGGAATTTTTTCAAAAATATATGATTTTTTATCTGCTTCCCAAAAACGATTTTCTATGCTTCCATTCTGTTTTATCAGTTTAATTGTCCTTTTATTGGAATCAATTTCAACTCTCTGCCCTTTCTCTATTGATGTATTTATTTGATACACATGACTGCCGATTGTAATAGAAGGGTTTGTCACATCACCGTAAATTCTTAATCGAAAATCGCTTTCCACAAAAAACGGATTAACAACGCTGCTGCTCTGCACATAAGAAGAATAGATATATGGATAAGAATATTCGTACTCTTTTTTCTTGTCATCCTGTGTTGCATCATTCTTCAAAAACATGAATTCTTTCTCCATAATCCAGTCCGGTGAATCAGAAATCATGGTCACTGTAAGAACCATATATCCATTGCAATAATAATAGTTAGATTTCTTGGACGCATTGAAATAACAGGATGTATAATATCCGTTTATTTCTAGTTTTCCCGGTATTTCTGCGAGAATATCACGCTCAAAAACCTCATATATATGATTTCTTATATTTAAACCTTCGTCTTCTTTTGCCGCAACGATGATTGTTGCATTTTTCTTTGTAACGCCCTTATGAAAATTTGTAATTTCATCATAGTCACTATCATATAACCACTCATAATCATAGAACTCGCTGTCATTTAAGAAAATTCCACCTGAACCAAACTCTATAGTCTGGTTCAGGTGGTTTGTGTAAGTGGCTTTATTAAGCATATTTTCTCACCAACCTCGCAACTTCACGCCCCTCTACATCAAATTCAACATAATTTGTTAATACATCAATCATAAGTTCTCTTAATCCACCGTTCTTCATCCATGCATATATCATCTTTAATACTTCCGCTGATTCTAAATCATTATCTGAATCCTGAACTGCGGAGTTGATCATATCCATAAGGCTTTGTGTTCCGACAACCGTTTCACTTCCGGCTTCACCACCTGCCAAGAACTGATTTGACTTGGCATTATAACCGAAAATAGTAGGCTGATTCATGATCATACCATCGTCCATTGCTTTCTTGTACCATTCAATACCAAAGTGCGGTACACTTGGTGGTGTCAGGCTGAAAGAACCGCTGATTGAAATATGTGGTAATTTGAGTTTTGGCAATGACCACGAAAAATTGAAGAAACTTTTAATTCTGTTTATAGCGTTACTTACAATGTTCTTTGCACCTTCAAGGATACTGCTGAACTTATTCTTAATATTTCCAAGTATATTGGTAACTGTCGAATAGGCATTACCAAGACCACTTGAAAATGAATTTTTAATCTCTGATACTTTGTTTAAAACTGCCTGTTTTGCTTCTGACATTTTTGACTTGAACTTATCGGCTACTGCTGAAAGTTTACCGCCGGTCAAATTGTCAATGAATGTGTACCCGGCTGAGTAATACCCTTTTACACCTTCCATTGCTGCTGCTGCAATTCCATTGATTCCACCGCCATGTTCAGCATATGCAGTTTTCATGTTTTGTAGTTTTTCAGACACCGTATCTTTTGCGGCCTGCATTATAGTACCCATCGTTCCCTTGATCTGTGAAAACTTCTCTGAAACAACTTCTTTCATTGCCGAAAACTTCTCTGATGCAGCATCTTTCAAGTTTCCAAAGAACTCTTTAACGACTTCGATTTTCTCACCAATAGCTGCAACAAAATTCGCAAATGCTTCTTTGACTGATTCCCATACACTTTTGATTGAATCCCATATAGCTGTCACTGCATTACGAAAATCTTCGTTTGTATTCCAAAGGGTTACCAGTGCCACAACAAGACCTGCAATTATAGCAATCACCGCAACGATTGGATTAGCTGACATTGCAGCAAATAACCCGGTCATTGCAGTTTTCACACTGTCAATGATCTCTCTAATCTTAAAAGCAACCGCCAGTGAACCAAGAGTTGTGACAACTCCTAAAATAATCGGTGACAATGTAATGAGAATATCAATGAAACTCTGTATATTACCAATCACTTCTATTGCTTTGGTTGCAAAATCTCCAAGACCTTCTATAAATTCTGCAACACCGTCCATTCCTTTTTCAAAGAACGTTGTAAAATCAATTTTTTGAATCCAGTCAAACACCCTTTGCAGGGCATCACCGACAGACGTTGCAAACGCATCCCAATCAACAGTTTCCATCCAGTTCGACAGCTGCTGTAAAAATCCCATAACAGTAGGTGCAAGTTTTGAACCTACTTTTGTAAGGATATTTTCAAACAATGCCTGTACTGAACTCCATGAACCTGATATTGTAGTACCTGCTTCAAGTGCTGTTGTTCCGGTTATACCTAAGTTATCCTGAATCTTGTGAATAGCTTCAATCATTTGGTCAAACGTTACGTTATCCAAACTTTCAATCTTTTCACCAAGTACACCTGAATCATTTATCAATCTGATCATTTCAGACTGTGTACCACCATAACCAAGTTTCAGGTTATCCAACATCGTGTAATTTTGCTTTGCAAAACCCTGATAAGCGTCCTGTATAGAACCTATGTCAGTACCCATCTTGTTAGCGTTATCTGACATATCAGTGATAGCAAGGTTGGTCAGTTCAACCGCTTTTGCAGTATCACCGCCAAGACCCTGAATCAATGAAGCAGCAAATGAGGTTGCGGTGTCCATATACTTATTTGAACTCATCCCGGCTGTCTTATATGCCTTTTTAGCATAATCAATCAGTTTACCGGAACTGTCTTTGAATAGTGTTTCAACACCACCAACTAACTGTTCGTATTCAGCATAGTGACCAACCGCTGATTTTGTCACATCTGCTATTTTTGCAGCCAACCGTGTACATCCTGAAATTACTTTTGTGATTGCTGTAGATGCTAAATTCGCAAGCGTGGCTTTCCATGTTGTAAATCCACTGTCTGCATTTTTGGCAGCTTGTCCGGCATCTTCTACTGAATTGCCTGCACCACCTGCCTTTTTGTCAACATCTTCCAGTGTTTCAGCAGTACCCTTTGCAGACTTTGAAACCTTTTCAATATTGTTCACGGCATCAGCGTAATTGATCGTTATTTTTCCGACCAACGAAAAAATATCCAACGATTAGCCACCCCCTTTCAATGGTGGCACGAATCCATTTAGAATTTTATTTGCTTTTTCCACCTGTAACTTAATCTGTGCATTGTTCATTATCGGTTCAGTTTGTTCAGTCTTTTCTCCTTTCGGTGCTGTACTCATAAACCGCTGTTTAAATTCTTCAAAATTTCCAACATCATCAGCAAGTGGGTTTGCTGTGATTGCACAGTATAAGTCCCACTGTTTATCTTCATTGTCCTGTTTCAGGACTGTTCTAACAGTAGCGTCTAATTTCCCCCGGCTGATTGCTTTATCTAAATAGCTGTAGGGGTTACCATATCTACGGTTGCAGCACTCATCGAATCGTTCTGTTCCGTACCCACTAATTCGGCAACACCCTCGAAAAAATCCATAAGATCATCTTTCTTAGCAAAATCTTTCACCATGACAACAAACTGTTTCAGCTTGAATTTCTTCACATCATCAGCAGTAACCGCTGTACCGTTGTCCCACTCCATACAGTTAGCAAAAAACTTACAGATTTCATTTCTTGCCTTTGAAATGTTCTTGATCAGAATGCCACACACCTTCATAGCAATGACAATACCAACTTCTTTCATATCTGTACCAGATTCCTGCAACTGCTGAATCTCTTCTTTATCAAATGCACCAATAACCTGTTCTACTCCGATAACTGCAAGAACCTCACAAAAGTCAAATGCGTTATCAACCGTTAAATCCTTAAATCTGAAATCTGTCATGATTATTTATCCTCACTTTCTTTTTTCGATCTGTTTCTTCTACCGCCATTTGCAGGTTTATCCTGTTTTGGTGCAGATGTTTCTTCATGTTCAACAGGTTCAGTCTGTTTACTTGCTGTTTCCTGTTCCTGATTTTCTACCTGTTCAGCAGGTGCAGCAGGTGTTTCCTGCTGCACCACTTCATCAGAAATATCAACCACGAACATCCCTTTATCCTGAATTTCTGCAAATCTTTCTTCTGTCATATCCAGTTTTTCACCGATCACATGACCTTCACCTGTGTACTTGTCTGTATATTCTCTTACTACTACAACTCGCATAATTCACACCCCCTACACAACAGCGTTTGGATAGTAAATAGCAATATCCAACTTGTTTAAGCTGTCGTTTTCAAGGTCAGCCGTGCATTCAAACTTGACCGCAAAAGTGGTCTGTGTTGCGTTTTTGGTCTCAAGCTCAAACGCTTCGGTGCAAAGTGCATTCGGTAAAATAATGATTACATTTTTACCGCTTGAAAGTGTTCCAACATATGCAACATTTTCAAGATAATCTGCTTCTGTGATGTTTTCCTTAGATACATATTTGACATAGGTTGTATCTTCGGAAGTGGATTTTACAAGGTGTAATGCACTTACAAGAATATCTTCTGTAAGTTCTGTCATCTGACCTTCAAGTGTGGCAGATTCACCAACCTTCTGTTTGCTGACACCTTTGATCAGCACCGTTGCACCGTCAACCTCAACATCAAGCCACTGTGCCCCATAGTTGAACTTAAGACCACCGGAAGTTGCACCAAGGGGGGTACCTGTCCAACCGTTGCTTGATTTCTCATACTTAAGATTTTTGTAAATGACACCTGCACCCAAGATCATGTTCTTGATGGTTTCAGATGTAATACCATGTTTTTTTAAGCCCATTCTTTTAAGCCCCTTTCCACTCATGTGTGTTAAGTGTTATCGTAATTCTAAAAAGATCTTCTTCACCTGTTGGAATCATCAAACCGTTCCAATAGGTAATAAAAAAAGCAGTCCCTTCCTGAACTGCCCTTAAATCTTCAAATACTGTTTTTATTTTATCGTTTATTTCTGCAAGCGGTAACTTTGACCCCCTTGACCAACCATCAAGTGTGAACACACCGCCTGTATATCCGTCCTCTAATCGGTGTTCAGTTTCATTGAACGAACCAACAAAGTAAGGATAGCTGATTTCACCTGTCCATTCACCAAATTCATAGGGAATACCAAGTTGATCAAGCTGATCAGAAATAAAACCAAGCATATCAACCATAATTAACCTACTAAATTCTGTTTAATGACATTTACAAGCTGCTTCTTTATCTTTGGGGCTACACTCTGAAATGCTTTCGTGAGTGGTTGTCGTGGTGTTTTTCCGTAAGTATGGTAAAATTTACCGTCTTTCTTACTCTTATAAACCCAACCGCCTTTTCTTCCACCACCGTGTAGTGCATACTCACCAGTGCCAAATTCCTCCCAAATCGCATTTTCAAGGTCTGAACCTACAGCAACAGTTGATTCATCTTTTCCTTCATCAACCATATATTTGTAAGACCCCTTTGTTTGTCCGGTATCAACCCGGCTATTCCTTTGGGTCTGTGCCTGTATTTCACCGCCTGCTTCGTGAAGGAATCCAATAACCCCTTCCGATAATGCAGCTTTAATTTTCGCTGTGTTATCTGTAAATTCAACTGACATACTACTGACCCCCTATAAATCTTAAATAGATTTCTAAATGATCGTGCATATTCATAGGGTCATCAATCAGAAGGATTTCATACACTTCACCATTCACCATCATTCTTGCATTGTCACTTGTCACATCAACGGTTTCCTGTTCATCCGTCTTACTGATCACACCTGTCAGAAAACTGAATGGATTCCAAACCCAATCAGTTGACAGGTTTTTCAGATTGGTAAAGTCACACAAGAAAATGTGTGTACTTTCCTGAACCTTGGCATAAAAAGTTGTATGCTTTGAATCACCTGTTGATAAGTCCAACCAACCTAAGATTGATGTACAATCAACCCATGTGTTTACACGCTCACCTATGGCATTTTTAGCACCGTTCTTTTTTACCTGTAACAATGCTTGAATGTTACCGCCAACACTCATATAATCAGAATCTAGCCTTTATATAAGGCTTTAAGAATCCAAGTAGGGCAACAGGATAGCCCATAACCTGATTGTTAGCGTCCTGATCAAAGTAAGTCACACTGTATCTTGACAGCGTTTCAGATTTGACCCCGGTTTTCGGTCTGTTCTTAACGTCCCACTTGAGTAATTCAAGTACACCTGCACGAACATCAGCCGGATATTCTACTTTAGTGATCAGGTTTGTACTTTTGTACAATTCCTGATTAACTCTGATGAAATCATCACCAATTTCAGTAACGGTATACAGTCCATCATTCACCATTGACTGTGAAATCTGAACTGTATCACCTACTTTCAAAAAATCTGACGTTCCAAGCAGTCTGTTACCCGAACTATCGGCAGTAAATCGAACAAACCGATTCTGAAAATTGTTATTAGTGTATGCTCTGATCATAAATTCAGCAGCGTTCAGTTTTTCTTCAATTACCTTTTCATTTTGCACAGCAAATTCAGGTAATTTCATTACCTCATCAACTGCTAATATCATCAGATCACCCTTTCTTATACAACCGGTGTACCAACCTTAGACTTGATAAGCCCCATCTTAACATTCTTTGTATTGAACTTAAGGCTGTAGTTTGCAGACTTACCAAGCTCTGCATAAGTCGGTGATTCTTTTGCAATCTGATCGACTGCTAAAGAAAGACCGTTCGGATGCAGTACCTTACCCTGCTTAGTATAGAACTTATCAATACCTGCGGATGCTTCCGGGTCATAGTTGGTTGTATACTGATTCTCATAGTTGTTCTTATCGCAAGATAAAAATGCACCTTCGCCAAACAAATATGTGTTGTAAACCGCATCTGCACCTGCTCCTGTAGCTGTAAATCTATCAGTTACAAGTACGTGTTTACCTGCGATAGTTGGCAATGTAATTTCTTTCTGAATCACACCATTGACAACATACTTGTCATAATCAACCATTTCCATTTTCTTGTACTCTTTGAAGATCATGGAATGCATAACCATCAGACCAAGACCACCTGCCATATCACCAAGTGCTGCCTGTTCTGCATCGTAAATTGTACCTGCTTCAATGTTTGTCTTAGTATTTTTAGTAAGATCAAGTACATGATCACTAAGTGCTGCAACTGCTAATACTGCCTGTGCAATGTTCATCAGTTCTTTTTCCCAAACCTGACCATAATAACCTGCAATCTTATTTCTGATCAGTGTCATAGGGTCAGCACCAGTTAATTCCTTCGTGAAGTCTTTAGCTTTGAATGCTTTCATTCTCTGAATAAGCATACAAGTCTGTTTGTCACCGCTGATCTCAACAGGTGTGTTGTCTGTAAGACCATCATTGTTAAGTGCTTCCATACCGCTTTCATTTGCGTCAATCGGCTTATAGATTGGGATTGTTGCCACGTTTCCATGCTCACCGATTAAGTCCATAATAGAACTATCCTGCTGAACAATACCGGATGCAAGGATTGGTGTAGTCCAATAATCTGCTTCCTGCATCATTCCTGCGAATACTTCCTCGTCAAATTCAAATCCACCAAAATTACCCGTTCTTGGCATTTAATTCACCTTTTTAACCTTTCTTAATGTACATTTAACTGTTTGAATAATTCCGGGTTTTCCTGTTTAAGTTTCATTCTTTCGTTGTAACCCATCTTAAGGAACTGTTCTTTGGTAACTGTCTTGTCTTTATCTCCACCCGGCAGGTTGTTTTCAAGAATCTTTCTGCTACCACTCTGCTGCTGATTACCATTGGATGCTTCAAACATGGTAGGATGCTGTGTTTTAAGACCTGAAATCAGATCATCTTCACCCTTGATTTTTCCATCATCACCAAGTTTGATTTCACCTTTTTCCTTTGCCTTGAATACAAGATAATCAACATCAACCGCACCTGCTGCAACCAACGCAAATTTCAATGCATTTTCTGTTTTCAGTTCTGCATTCTCTTTCTTAAGGTTTGTAATCTCTGTTTCATATGCAGTGATTTTCTGCTGTGTTTCTCCGTCTTTCCCGGCTGACTTTTTCAGTTCTTCAATCAGGTTGTTTGCCTTGGTCAGTTCTGTAGTCTTACCGGAAAGGTCAGTTTCAAGATTAGTGTATTTGTCCTTAGACACATAACCACCATCAGTAAGGTTGACCATCTTGATCAGCTTCTCTTTGTTCTTTTCATCACCGTTATAGGCATTGATAGCCTGTACCAGTTCATCATAGGTGATAGCCTTATCACCAAAAAATGCTTTTAAAAATTCCATGTTCTTCTTCCTTTCTCCGTCACGTTTTTATATCCGGTGTCACCGGGAACGGTCAACAGTTTATATCCCATGTTGCAGGGGTATTTCAGCAGCAGTTTAAACGTCATAAGCCTTTTTCGGACATATTTTTTTCAAAACTAAAATCTATTAATAGTAGTTTCGTCTGACCACCAGCCAAATGTATCGTTATCGCCATAGGCTTTGACGCTTACTGTAGCTCCGTCCATACCATCTGCGATAAAATCATCATTGTAATTGGTAGAGTAAAATGATGTATGTGTTGTATCAAATTCTTTCCATGTTCCATCGGCTTTTGTAATTCTTACTTTGTAAGACGTTGCATTTTCGACCTCTGACCATTTGACGGCTACGTGACTATAGTTAAAATACCTTGATGCACTCTTGAAATAAGATGCATATTTCACTGTCGGTGCAGCGAGGACGCATTTCTCAAGCCAATTTTTTACATAGTTATCGATTGCATCTTTTAAAGCACCATCGGGCTCGAAATTGATATCTGGAATCTCTATGGATGGCGGATTAAGTGGTGGTGTGCAGGCATATGCTGGGATAGTAGAACCTACAATCATCATGGTTACAATTAAAGCACTTACTAATTTCTTCATAATAAATACATCCTTTCTTTGTACGACAAAAAGACACCCTTGCGGATGTCTTAAAAATACTATTTAACCCATAGTTGGGAGATAATCAGGATCACCATACCTTTCTACAGTACCAAGTAAATATACAACGCTTTCATGTTCCTTTTATCCCCCTTTCTTACCTCATATAATGGTCATATAGGTAATAAAAAAGCAAAGGTATACAATTCTGTACCTTTGCTTTTTAATATCTATCTTTGAAGAAATCAGCCCAGTATGGATTTTCTTCATCGAATATTTTTTTCTGTTCGTCAGTCAGTTCATGTGGGTAATCTCTGAACATATTGAAAATATGTTTTTTGTCAAAACTAAATAACCACTCACCAACTTTTTCATGATCATCTACCCACCATATTTTATCATCAGGGTTATTTTTAAAAAATTTACTTGGTTGTGCCATATTGTCCTTTCTTCTGCTCTGAATCAGCAGTATTTATATACCCTAACAACCGTTTGAAGTCATCAGTATTGAAATCTGAATCAACAATATCTATCATTCCATGAACCTCTTGTGACCACTTGTTTGATTTACTTGAACAACCAAAACGGTTTACCAATGTATGACGAACATTACCGTTAAAATCATGCCACCCACTCTGTGTAGGTGATTGAAGTTCTAAATATTGCAACACTTCATCAGTTGTTTTCCTAACTATTGCTGCATGCTTTCCAACATAAAGATAATATTCTTTTCCGACTTCACATTGCTTCAACAGATTCTTCCCCACAGTTGCGGTACACGCACCTTTGGCAGTTATTTTTTTAATACCCTTAGTTTCAAATAATGATTTCAGGTTATAGGTGTTTGAAAAGAAGCTCTGACTTTCCCCACCACGAAAATCTAAAACGTTCCATCCCTGTTTCTGTCCTATATACGCAAGTCCTAAAGATGCACATGAACCGCCAGTAAGGTCACCACCTGATAAAGTCTTTATGATTTCATCAGATGTCATTTTTATTTTTTGATTTTCAACAGCATTGTATGGTACTTTCAATCTGTCATTCAATGTTTTGAAAAATGCATCATATGTTGAATCATCTGAACCTTTCGGTTTAGATAGTGTTTCCACCTTCATTGTATCAGCATTGTCAGGAAGTTTCAAATACTTCTGTTTGAAGTCCTCAAAATCTTTTGTTTTATCCAGTCCCAAAAATGCTGCACGTTCCTGTAAGGTCTTTAGTTCATCATCGTCTAAAGCCCATTTTGCACGTTGCAGCAGACAGCACCGACAGTTACAAACGTTCTTTGCAGAACCACCAACACCCGGTGCTTGCATTTTCTCACCGCCAACGTCAAAAGGTTCATCAATTTCCCTGATCTGTCCATCTGCTTCTCTGTGTTCCGGTCTTGTCCTACTGTCAAGTGTAGCATCCCACTGTTTGACTATATCAGCACCCTTTTTCTTTGCTACATGCTGACCGTAAAGAGCTGCTTCATTCTGTATTCTATGTCCTTCCGTCCGGGCAATCCGTATTGCATTATTAATTGCTTTATTAAATGGGCTGTTCATACCCTTAGCAATCCTTACCGCCATTTCATTCCAAGATGAACCGCTACTGATCCCCCTTGAAAGTTCAGCACGAATTGAGCGTTTCAAATAATCAACATCTTCACCCAAACGCTTATACAGACCGCTCGACAGTTTACTGTTGGTTTTCAATGCTTTGACAACCTGATCTTGCTGAATTGGTATTACAAGCGGTATACCTGTACTTTGCAAATCATAGAACATACCAACGTAACCGTTGATATATGACTGTTCCAAGTAATCAGCAATGGTTGTAAATTGACCTTCATGTAGGTCATAAAGCATTGCTTCAAGCTGATCAACCATCATTTGCTGATATTCCTTTTGGTATACTATACTTTGCAGATTTTCAAGGTCTGTCCTTGCAGACAGTTCCCTGATTTTCTGTTCACAATCCTTTTTCGCCTGTTCATATACCAGTTCTAACAGCTTGATTACTTTCTTTTCATCGTTAAGCTGTGCTTGCTGCACTTCCTTCTGTGCTTTGTTCACCTATTCCACCACCTTCATCATCCGGTATAATAGAATCAAGATCATCTTGCACCTGCTGCACCTTAGCAGCTTCATTATCCGGCAACTTGTCCTTTATATCCTCATAGTCAAGGTCAAGAACGTCACATATATACTGAATAGTCAGATCATTACCAAAAATCTGTGCAAGTGATAATAGTGTATTAATCTGTACTTGCTGTTTCTGTGCTTCTGTAAGTTCATTCTGTTCATTTTCCTGTTCATTACTCATTACTTCGTGGGTGAACTCAAAATAAACATCTGTGATCTGATAATCTGTACCGTTCTGCTGATTAATTTCATCAATGCACACCGCCACGATCTTACGCAAGAACCGCTTGATATTCCTTTCAAGGTGCTTACATCTAAGATCAAGCAGTGAATAGGCTGCCTTGATTGCAATATTGGTTGTTGCTGATGTATCTTTCAGACCTGACAAGTTCAGCCCCATACCAAAACGATATATGTTCTTTTCATCCAATTCCAACTTAATCTTCCGGGCTTCATACGGTACATCTACTGTGTGTACTTCAATACCACCATCTGAACCGACTCCAACAATCTTTTTTGTCTTAAGATTCTGCTGCAATTCATCAAGGTTATCACCTTCAAACCCTTTGACTGCATATAATGGATGGTCAAAGTCAATCAGGTTATTGGAAAGACTGGATGCCATAAGGTCATAATCATCAATCAGGTCTTTTACAGCTTTCAGATTGCTGATCTGTTTCTTGTTATTATCCAACCGGAAGAATGGCAAGAAACCAAGTGAATCAATATAGGTATTATCATCACCATCAACCTGATACAGTATATGAGGTCTTGGGTTCACCTTGGGTTTATCGTCAAGCTGTATTTCCCCTTCATCTGTCTGAACATAATAAACAACCTGTTCATCATCCCAGTCCATGATTTTCTTAATTCTGTGACCTTCCTTGTCAACACGGTCAACGTACCAGTAAATTACATGGTCTTTCTTATCTTCTGCAAATCGTGCTTCTACTTCCACAACACCGATACTGTCAGCACACGTAAATTTCAACTTGTCAGTGCTGTCTTTCATAGCATACATATAAGCAAAACCCTTTGTCTGACAGTCCGTGAGTGTTTCTGACAGTTCATCAATAAAATCATCATTGTTATTGAATCTTGCATCAAGTTCACTCTGTAATTCAGGTACATCACTAAATACAAAACCATCTGAACCTGAAAGGGTGTACTGTGTACCCTGTTCTGTCAGTTCCTTAAAGAATGGGTGTGGTATTCTCACATTTGCCCTGCTTGTATCTTCCACAAGCTGACCGTCAGAATTGAAGTAAAACATTCTGTAATTTTTTATATCGTGATCACCGTCAAAATAACGTTCACCTATTCTTGCAAAATGCTTTTTCACTGATGCAGCATCTTCATCAATGAACATTTTTATTTCTTCGACTGTAAGCACCTGTCACCCCACCTTTCTATAATCTGATTTGTAAGGTCAATAATTTCATCCCCATGAACACCAAAAAAGTCACACATTGCTTCTTCACCTTCAACAGTGTGACCGTATGAGAACATAAAAGCATGAACCAATTCATGAATCAGCGTTGAACGTGTCACTGATTCAGAACGTCCGTCCATAATGCTGATCAGAAGTTCCTTATATTCGGTCAGACCAAAATTATAGCTGTTTGGGTCAGGGTTCATTTTTTTTGCACTTGCATCCACCAGTTTGACCTTCCATACATCATTGTGAATCTTTATTTTCATGATTTTAACCATACAGCTATTTGTATAACCAACCGCTGCCTTTCTTGATATATTTTTCTAATGCATATCGCATTGCGTCCATAAGATGATTGAAGTCATCAATAGGGCGGTTCAGTTTATTACCGGACTTGTCCTTATCCCAAGTATAGTTGCTGATCTCCGTCAAGAAATTCACACATCTTGGATGTATGATAATTTCAAAGTCCTGAATAAACTGAATACCGCTGTTGATACTGTCCTTACCCTTATCAGCACCTTTGACTCTAAGACCATAACCCTTTAACTGATCAATAGACTTTGGTTCTGCTGAATCTGCTGTGATTCTTTCCTTCGCATAGCCCATATCAGTGATATTCTGATATATTCGCTCATTGGAAAGACCTGCTGCATACATTTCATCATACACGAATATCTTTTTGTTCTTCGTGTCAATGAATCCACAAAATAATGCAGATGGGTCATTTGTATAACCAAAGTCAAGACCAAAGGCTGAATCAATACTGTATTGCTGTCTGATCTGTTCCAGTGTAAAGGCTTCTTCTCTCCAATTCTCATAAACAAGACCGTCAACAATACCCCAGTTACCAAGTCCGGCAACTGCATATCTGCGTGGATTCTGTTTTTTCATGGTTTCAAAAACCTTAAGATCGGCTTTATCTAACCATTCGTTGCATTTGTAATTAGTTGTAAGTGCAAGGGTTTCATCATCCGGGTTATCAAAAAACCGCTTCTTCAACCAATGGTGTTCATTCCAAGGGTTGAAAGTAACGGTGATCTGCTTGAACAGGTCTGAACCTTCCGGGATTGCACCACGAATAGATTCATCAAGCATATTGAAATCGTCCATTGAACTAATTTCATATGCTTCTTCAATCCACATCCAACACAATACACCCTGATCAACAGTGATTGATGTTACTTTCAGTGGGTCATCCAGTCCCCTGAAATAAATCTTTTGACCTGTTGGCTTATACGTCATTTCAAGTGGTGATTCTTTTATATCCCAAAAAGCATCAACACCAAGTCGATGTATAGCCCATTTCAGTTCAGTAAAACAGGAATCCTTTAGTGTTCTGTAAGTTTTTCTGACAACTAAGGTATTCGCATCGGGGTACTTCATCATATTGGTGATGTACCATAATGCTGTAGTCTTTGACTTCTTAGATGCACGTGAACCTTTGACTGCCCGGTATCTACCTTTCCACCGCCAAAATGTACCGTAACCCTTACCGACTACTTCCGGTAACTTCACATTAACCTTACCGGACTTTGTAGGCTTGTAATCTTCCGGCATCAGAATGAACTTCTGATAACCAAATACATATTGACTTGATGGCTGCCTGTATTTAGTCCTCAAGTGCGTCTGCTCCTGAAATAACAATAGGGGCTGTCACATTCACATCTAACTTATCATTCCACATACCTAAATGTTTACCAAGCAGTTCAAGGGCTTTCATCTTGGAAGCAATCTTGACTTCTCTCTCAACACTTCCACCAAACTCATTATCAGATTCCTTATATTTGATTGATTCAATACAAGACAGATCATCAGCAGATGCATCCTGTTTGATTCTTCCGTTACTGTCAACAACGTCTGTCATTCTGACAAATGCAATTTTGGCAAGTTCTAAAACAACCCTATCCTGATTCACTCCGGTTCTTCGTGACCGTTCTGCCATGTGTTCAGCAATAGCCTGTTGAATGTTAGGTTTCGTGAGGTTTTCACATCCGATTGCATCCGCTGTTTTTACTGAATAACCTGCCCTAATAGCTGCCTGTGTTGCATTCAGGTCAATCAGGTATTCATCAACAAAACGTTGCTGCTTTTCAGTTAATTTGCCTTTTTTTGCCATAACAGCACCGCCTTTCTATTATTTTTATAACAAAAAGTGCTGCAAGGTAGGAGGTTTTAGCACCCTTGCAGCACATAAGATAATAAGCAATATAATTTTGCATAAAAAATTGCAGGTAATAAATTACCTGCAAAAATTTTTGTACAGCATACACTATAAAAGGTCTGCTTGTATTTGTCAAATATGAAATGATTGGTTTTATGTCAGATATGTAAGGTTTTTATAGGTATCTTCAAACGCTGAAAGTGCCTTATTATGCAGTTCTACAGTATATGAATAAGATTTTTTCATTTCCTGTGAAGCAACCTTGACTGTTTTAAACTGCACATACACTTTTGTAAGAATCTGAATCATATTCTTATCACGCAATCCCCGGATTTCCTTAATGATCTGCTTCTTTGCATCAACAAACTGATCTATTTCTTCATTGATGTGTTGGTCAAACATGGTATACCTCACTACGTCCTTACATAACTTATCACCTACAGGTGAAGTCTGCACTTTGTCCCGGCTGTAATCAATACCGCCTGCACTGCATACATTCTTTTTCATATCTGACAGCGTAGCAATATCATCATTTACCTGCATATCTAACACTTCAAGCTGTTTCAGATATTCCCTTGCACTTAATTTCTTCTGATCACTCATTTTTACCTCACTTTCTGTAACTGTTACAGTTCTGTTACAGTTAAAAATAGCCTAAAAAGTGCTTCAAACCCTTATAAATCAAGAAAGTTACACTTGTTACGGTTACAGTTAAAATCCTATTCTTATATATTCTTATTTTTACTAAGTCTTATTACTATTAAAAAATTACAATTATTAAAGAATTTGTTTTTAACTGTAACAACTGTAACACCCTTATAAATAAAGGCTTTCAAGTGTAACTTTTACTGTAACCAACTGTAACCAACTGTAACCACTACCACCACAGCACTGATTGGTGCATCGAACTAATAAAACACCTTACCTGATTTTTTATGTTTCAATGTCACCCTTCCAACAATTTCAAACCCGGCAATGTCAACAATGTTCCTGATCACTTGAATCAGTCTGTGGTTATGGTCATTCAGTTCTGCATTTTCTTCCCTTTTAACTGTTGCCATTGCTGCACCTGCTGTTGGGTCAACATACCCTTCACTGTTTCTGTACATTTACATCTTTCCTTTCTACACTTTTGCACCTCTAAAAACAACTAACATTGATGGAAAAGGTGCTGCATTTTTACTGTTTCCAAATTTTAACCGCCCTTTTATAAATCTGATTTCTGTTCTATGTATGATAAAATCATGAAAATATTTAGTATCTGTCCTTGCAGGAATCAACAAACATACAAGTGTATTTTCTTTACATCCTTCCTGATGACACTTTTCAACCCATTTATACATTTCTTTTCCATAAGGTGGATTACAAAAAACCCTCATCCCCCCAGTCTTGTAAAAGTCCGTTATCTTCTTTGGTATAAAATTTATCACACTTATGATTTTGACTATCAGCACATGGGTCAAGATTAAAATGAAATTCCTCATTCAATTCATCAAATACCTGCTGTGGTGTACTCCAATTATCTGTTTTACTACTAAACATTACTTCGTTATTCATCATCGTCACCTTCCTTTACCGGGCAGTGATCACAATCACCATTTGCAGCACCAAAACACCCCCAACAATCATCAATTTCCTTCGTCTTTGGTTTATACTTTTTTTGCTGCAACAGCTAATGCCATCACTACAGCACCAAGGATTAACCCAACTGTAAGACCAACGCAAAAACAAACCGTACCTGTTAATATTAACTTTTCCATACCATCATACCTTTCTGAATATCCTTATCAATTTGTCACCTACTCTTGTTACTGACGTTTCAAATCCCAATCGTTTATTGATCTGCTTACTGAACACACCTTTTGACATTGGTTGCATTCCACCGTCTGCACAAAATACTTGATACCTGCTGTATACGTCACCTGTCGGTTCATCCTCAATCATTTCAACACCGCATTCATCAATAAATGCCTTGATTGGGTTGTTTTCGTTTTCATATTCATCAATCTGTTCAGCCACTTTTTCAGACTTGGTGAACTCATTGTTTTCAATGATTCTTTTCAGTCCTTCCACACCTACCCTGATCAGATATTCGACTGAACTTTGTTCAACCAACTGATACTTGATATAAGGGTTGTAATCCGGGTCAATATCACCACTTGGTAAATACTTTGTAAATCTTGCGTTGAATGGAATAATTACCAAACGTCTAAGAACTGCCCCTGTCTTATCTTTCATTCTTGGTATGTCATTTGCCGAAAATAGCAGCTTCACATAAGGGTTGAACTCAAAAGGGTCTTGCCCTTTTCTTTCTGCTTTGATTCTGTTACCTGTAACTACTTTCTTGAATGTTGCCACCTGTGAACCTTGCAGGAAATCATCACCAATATCATCACCGATATTTGCCAGTTTTCCAAACATCATTGATGTGCTGAACCTGTCCCCTAATTCCTTAAGGTCAAGTGCTGATATATTCCCATCACCAAGAATTGCTTTGACACAATCAAGGAATGTACTCTTACCGTTGGACTTGTCACCTGTCAGGATGAATGCCTTACCAAGTTCATTCCTGCGATAAAAGCAATAGCCAATACATTCTTCCAGTAATGCCCTGATCGGTTTATCACCGCAAGCTAATTTGTTCAGTGTATCATCAGCAAGTTCACTATAGGCTTCCGGGTTGTAGTCCCAAGGTATTTGATTGGTAATAACCAAATCAGGACTGAATGACTGCATCTGTCCGGTTACAATATCCAACACACCGTTCCTGAATGCTATATAACGTGCATCTGCTTGTGCTTTTTCATCAGCTATAAGTTCCATATACTCTAATACTTCCCTTCGCTGTGTCTTTTTCAGGTTCGGTATCTGACTGATCATAGCTGTTTCAATAGCCTTGTACCCAACATGATAAATCCCATCTTGATAGATATGTAACTGATTACTGATACTGACTACATTTTCATTGTTCTTAAGCCACGTTGCAAAACGGTCAAACAGGAATGTCTTATCACAAAAGAATACAGGTTTTTGAAATGCTTCATCCCTAAGAATCACTTCCAGTTCATCATCAGATAACGGTTCTTTCAGAACAAATCTGTTCAGAATCCTGATACATTCTCTTGTATCATCAACACTAAAATCATTTGATGTAAGTGTCAGGATATAATTGAAAAGTGCCTGATTCCTTCCGTCCCCGGCATCCATATCAACAAAGTCTGCGGTTGCCTTGATCGGGAACAACCACTTGGGAACTTCCTGATACTCTCCACCTTCTTCAATGTCCCATTCACAAAATCTTTCTTCACCGTCAATCTTGATGACCTCATAGGATAACTTACTGCCGACTTTTATATCAGCAGTAAGACCAACAGCCAACTGGACGTGTGTCCTGTTCCTTGCAATGGTATGATTCTTGAAAAGAAAATGTTTTCCCCTACTAGTACAAAGAACTTTACAGTCAAGTTGCAGTTCTTCCACAATATTCATCAGAATTTCAGATTGGTCAGAATCATCAATGTCAATAAGGATGGTGTCATCAGCCAAAACTCCACCGAACCCGTTCAGGTTCTTCACTTCATCATAGGTTTTCCATGTGGTTCTGTTTTTCAGTTTTTCAATGCTTGCCTTGCCCTTGGTTTCAACATAACCTTTGTAAAGCATCTTTTATCACCTACCTTATGTGATGTTTTCTAACACCTTTTTATAAAAATCCTTATTTCTGATGTTACGGTCAAAAGACTGCTTCCTTGATCGCAACAGAAATTTCAACTCTTTCAGTTCTTTCTTCTGTTCCTTCAATGTGTTTCTTGGTTCTTTTAGGTGTTCCCTGTACTTTTTTACAGTCAAGTTGCAGTTCTTCCAAACCTTTGTGTTCTTCCTGTGTGAATCCCGGAGAAGCTGCGCATTTTTAACACCCCTCTGAATCTGTGAAATACGGTGCTTTGTCTGTCTGATCTGCTGTTCTACATACTTGACTTTTTGTGTGTACCCTTCAATATAGATACTGTGTTCCTTCTGAACCCATTCAAACTGTTCAGCCTGTTCCTGAATAAATTCCTTCATCTGCTGTTCACATTCCGGGGTGAAACTGCTTCTGATAAGTTTCAGCAGTTTCCTGACCTTGGTAATGCTACGGATATTCAAAAATTCTTCAAGATGAACAGTCATTGAACCATTTTCGTATCTGATTTCTAAATCCATGAAAAACCTTCCTTCCCGGTGTTACGCTACAACACCAAATTGTTTCAGTCTTTTTCTTGCTAAATCTATGTACCACTGTCTATCTAATTCAGGTGGTACTTTAACCCCAATTACAGAATCGTTATAAATAAAGCTGTGATCAGGTGTGTTTCCAAATTTTTCACCCTTTGGTTTTACAACCTTACGTTTTAGCAACCTACCGTCTGTTACACGATTGGAAGCAAATACACGATAAGATTTATAGGTATATTTCCGTGTGGTAGGATATGACCACAGTTCTGTTCGTGTACCGTCCCGGTGCTTTGTGACCTTAGTAATATGACCAGTACCCTGTTCATGCTCTACTAAGTTATAGTTGTTTGACAGCTTCACTATTTTTTGGAACATGATCAAGTCATTACACTGATTGATAGTCTGTTCAATAGGTGTCTTTTTCACCATGTAGTCAACCAGTGCTTTGTTCAGTATCGGTAAATCATAGTCAATAGCTGAAAGTTCTTTGACATATGCACCAATTCTTTCAACACCACCATCAGTACCAATCCAAAGATAATTGTTTACGTCCTTCTGATAGATTTCTGATATATTGTCAAGTTCAAGCAAGATTGAACATTGTTCAGTAGAACAACGTTGTTCCCACTCCCAACAAATATCATCAACCATTTCAAAGGCTTCATCAGTGTCAGGAATCCAAATGATCAGACCGTCCGTGTTGGACTGAATCAGTTCAAATCCCGGTACAACTTCAAGGTGTTCAATCAGGTCAAGCAACATCAACTGACCATTGATACACATACAGTTGTTGTTCCTTGGGTCATACGCTGCATTGGTTTCATCCTTCATTGCACCTGACAAGGCATTCAGCATCTTCTTATATGGCAACTGTGCTTTCTTCCACCGCTTGACTTCTTTCTTGTTTCCGGCATTTTTTGCAGCAATTTGCTTTTCCTTCATGGCTTTTCGTGTGTTATACACCAACGTGTAATTGTCATTAGTTGCTGCCCTTGTCACAAGACCCCACGCTATCAACATTGAGGGGTAATAATTATTTACATCTACATGAAGAATCTGACCTTTCCGGTGTATTGGCTTATCAGATGCACCATGCAGACCACCAAAACCAAACGTGTGCGGTATTCCGGCAACAACTGTTTCAAAGTTCTGTGACTTGTACCAAGTCTTTTTATCTTTTTTGTCAAAATCTTGTAATCCCATTTCAAGGGCTTCTTTTCTTTTCTCTGCAAACCATTCCTGAACGTATTTGTATTTTTTCAGTTTCAGGCATGGAAGAAAAAAGAAATCAAATTCATCACCAAAATGAGTTTTTGAACATCCAAGAACCTTTGCTGTTATCCGGGCTTCACTGTCACCAATGTCATACAGTGACGTTTCTTTTGGGAATGCCTGTATAATTCCATGAACTGCATTGAACTCACTGACCTTTTCAAGAAATACCTTGATAGTCTGTTCTACGTCATGCCTACAGTATTTAACCGTCTGTTCTATTTCTTCCTGTGTCAGTTTCCTTTTTATGCGGAAATCAACATCTGTTTCCTTAATATTTGAACCAAGAAAACCTTCCATTGTTTTCAGTCCGACTGTTTTCATGGTTTCATCATTGCTTGGCATTACATCATAGTTGATCATGGGTAATTTATTGAATGCTCTTGAATATTGCCAACCTTCTTTATTATCAACGATAATCCAATCATTAATTTTTTTAGGATTCATACCAAGCAGAATACCTTTCATGATGTACTGATCATAGTGACGGTTATTAAATCCTACCCATATATCTTTTCTATTTGCTTCATATAAGGCTTTTAGTTTATCAAGGCTATTGATTATCACGTGTTCTTTTTTATTCGTCACATCAATGAATACAGCAAGCCAATCCTTTTCAAAAACCTCAAAATCGTAGAATATCATTTACTAAATCACCCACTTTTTGAAAAGCGGTGTGCGTTTTACACACCGCTGTTTTTATATATTAGTATCTTATTAAGATACAAGCAAGTTAAAAATTTTTACATATCAAATGCTTCGTTGATTGTGATTGGGTTGAAATCATCAGCTTTATAAGTAACTGCTGCACCAACTTTACCCTGTACTTCCTGAAAAATATCAAGTACGCAATCAGCAAAATCACTGTAGTTGATAAATTCCGGTACTGTATCTGTTTCCAGTTTATCAAGCCATGTACAAACAGATTTGATTGCCATGCCATTAGTCCACTTCTGTGAAGTGTTGCCGGAAATAGTACGGTTGAAGAAAATCTTTCTACCCTTCTGATTACCTTCCAAGATGCTACACTGTACGGAAAACATCAGCTTGTCACCTTTCTTTGTTGGCTTGATCTCCATTTTATCAAAACTTACATCATAATCCCCATCCGGTACATCTTCAAACTGTGAATCGTCTGCTTCCTGAACCTCTTTCTGTAATGCGTTAAGATCAACCTGTTCATCGAATGTACTAAAATCTACTGCCATAATTTTTCACCATTTAACCTTTCTTAAAATAAATTTATGATTATAATTGCTATGATACAAGCAATACAAACCCTTGTATAATTATCCCTATTTTTCTGAATCCTGTCACCCACTGAACCGAATCCAAAGAATGCTGCCATGACTGCAAGAAAAATATTTAATGCAATCATGATCTTGTTCTTCTTCGTCTTTGACCTCTGACGTGCTGTTCAGGTGGGTTCATAGCACCGTCTAAAGGTTCAGCCGGGGTCTGTGCATCAGCAGGTACAGGGTTGTTTTCCTGTGCAAGTCTTTTGATTCCTGCATTAAATTCTTCTCTTGTGATTACCTTCATAACCTCAACACCATTAACGATCAGGTCAACCGTATCACCCTTATACTTCATCACATAGTTATCATCAGCCGGAACATAGAAATATGCATCTGCTTTCAGTGTGACAGATTCAGAATCAGTGTTCGTTGTACCGTCCTGAACAGGTTCAGACTTTTCAGCATTTCTTTCCTTACGTGTTCTTCTTGGTGGTTTCTGTAAATCCGGTTTCGGTACTTTATCGGCAACATCCATTGCTTCATCAAATGATACTTCTTCCTGTCCCGGAAAAGCCTGATCAATAGCCTTGTCAACTTCATCCATATGATCAGCAATCTTCTGTTCATTGTCTGCCTGAACTTCTGCCCTACTCTTACGTGTTCTTCCAGTCTTTTCTTCCGGTGCATCTGTTGGTGTTGCAGATTCAGCTTTTTTACCTCTTGTTCTTCTGCCTTTGCTGTCAGGTTTTTCAAGATCAGATGCAACCGCCTGATCAGCAGCATTCATTTCATCATTTGACTTGTAATCACCAAGTTCATAATAATTTCTGATCTTGTCAACAACATAATTCAGATCATTGTCAATAGCGTATGCGGTGAACATCCCAAGCGGTGATTTTACTGTATCTTTTCCGCTGTTCTGTGTGTAAAAGTAATACTTGGCTTCATTCACACCAGTTCTAAGTACAACGGTAAACAGTCCTTCAATGGTGATCTTCTCACGCAACAGTTTACCAATCAGCTTAACAGTTGTAAGACCGTTATCTAAAGTTTCCAAATGGGTCATATAAACGACTACAACATCATCAGGTAAATCTTTACAACAGTCAATGATTTCAAAGTAGTTCGCACCAAAGTCATTGTACTTGTCCCACCCGGTTTCTTTGATACGGTTCATGTACGGTACTGCAAGAATGTACTGGAAGTCATCAACCACCAACAGCTTCTTACCTGCTGTACACTGTTCTTTCATGTACTTCACAATTTTTCTTGCATCTGTTTCATTATTCAGCATTTCAAAGTGGTTCTTGAACGGTAACGGTTTACCTACCGGATTGATAACCGCTGTTGTTGCCGGGTCACAATTTCTAAGGCTTGTACTTTTACCAGTACCGGATTCACCCATAATTAAAACTTTCTGTGCCATGATTATTTTTCCCCTTTCTTGAATAAGCCCATTAACTTAGTGAAAAGATTGCTTTTCTCTTTCATTACTTTCTGCTGTGACATTTTCAAAATCTGTCTGTTCTGAAAATGTTCAGCGGTTGCAACACTGTTTCTGTAACTTCTGTGACTTCTCTGTTTGTGTTTCTTTGCACTACTCATTGATTTCATCCTCACTTTCTTTGATAACAACCTGTAATCTTGTATTATTATGCAGTGGTGTGACCTCTACTGTATAACCGTTTGCCAACAGGATTCCTACTAAATCCTGATATGCTGATGTGATTCTTGTACCCTCGATTTCAATACAACCACACAATCTTGACATTTCACTGAAAAAGTCATCATTTGCAGCATCAACAACACTATGCATATCATTCAGCATATATTTCAGTTCATCACGCTCGTCTGTCAAATGTCTATTTTCTTCTTTCAGCTTTGCAACTTCTGCTTCAAGAACTTCCTCATAACTGTTTTTATTCTTCATTATTTTCACCTTCCTCTTTTACTTCATCGGTTGTTTCTCCGGCTTCACCTGATCATTGAATCTGTCAAGTTTTCCGACTTCAAGAAACTGTGCTGACCAAAAATCTGCAAAGTGAACGATCACCTGTAAGGGTTCTTCATGACCTTTCAGATCATATGCAAGACTACCATAAGCACCATCATGATAGAAAATAGCGTGTTCTTCTTCCTCTGTCAGATCAATGTAACGTGCTGCCAGTTCAACAGACCTTAAAGGGTGGTCAATATGGCACAAATCAGAACTGATCTTGTACGGTTTACTTTCTGATCTCTTATACTTCTGTTCAGGATTTTTCTTTGTTGGTCTACCATCCTGCACCATATTTTCAACATAATAAGGACTTCCATAACGTCCACACTTACCAAGGTCGTGTAATGCTGATGCAATGATCACGCTGCTGTGAATCTTGTTATATGCTTCACTTCCAAGCAGTATAAGACCGATCTTTTCAGCGTACTGCATGACGTTCACTGTATGCTCTAACAGTCCACCATCTTTACAACAGTGATTTCCACCGGATGCAGGGGCATCATAAAAACCAAGTTCTTCTATGAAGTCAAGTAAAGTTTCTATACCCTCACGACCTGTTGCCATCAGGCAACCTTTGAAATACTCAATCTGTTCTTCTCTTGTCATTGTTAAATCTCCTTTTCTTCTAACTTTATTTTCCACCGCTTCTGTTCTTCAATATTGGAAAGATACCAAGCGTTAGATTTTGATTTGTGTTTATTGAACCATTTGAACTTTTCAAAGTCCTTTGGGAAAAGTAAAATCCCATATCCACCGGATTCTCTTATTTTTCTTAAATGATAAAGCTGTATCAGTGATGGTTCACCGTTGTCTGCCTTGACTTCAATACCAAGAAAACAGCCGTCTGAACTTACCAGTAAATCAGGAATACCGCTTTTTGTGTAAGCTGCACCACCCCAGTATTTGAGCCACCAACAACCGTATTCATCTAAGTATTTTTTAACCCGGTTTTCAAAATTCTTTTCTGCTGCCACATTAACCACCTAATTTCAGTATCATAAGTCCAACCATTTAATCACCTAAACAAATCATTCCCGGCATCATTAAAATCACACCTATTACAATTTCTTTCATGTGAGCTGTCACCGGTTCATATATATGCATTTCAACAGCATAATCAGATGCACCGACCGCACCAACAATTAAGAAAAATCCAATAATTGCCATAATTCCGAATACCTTATCAAGTATTGAACAATTCATCAGTTAGTTCCTTTCCTTCCTGCAATGCTGCAAGATTCCTTTCTTCAAAACTTCCCTTTACCAGTAGGTAATAGTAGTAACATGGTCTGTTCTGACCGATTCTGTGTATACGCTTCTTTGACTGTTCCCAAAGATCACAAGACCCTTTTCCAAGTGGCAACGTAAAGTACACAATCTTATTTGCTTTCTGGTAGTTACCACCCATTGCCCCTGCTTGGTACTGAACAAATGTGACACTGTTATCTACACATTCATATGCATACATTGAACGTCCTGAACCATTTACAAAACTGACTTCCCTGTTGAGTGATTCACATATTTTTCTAAGTCTTGTTAATTCTTCATTGAAGTTATAAAACACAATCAACCGATCTTCTGTTGATTCCAGTAAGTCCCTGAATGCTTCCAGTTTTTCCTTATGCCATTGACCGCACAGCTGTCTGCAATATAATGTTTTGGTCAGGCTATTATCACCGATCAACTCAACCCTTGGTGTCACATCTTCACCTTCAAAATCTGAATCATCTTTGAATCTGACTAAGTTCCTTGTATCAAGTTCCAAGTAATTGTGTTTGATGAAAAACTTATATTCATTTGTGATCTTCAAGAAAATTTTCTGTTCAGTCTGTTCAGGCAGTTCAATCACCTCTTCTGTTTTCATGAATACTGCACCAAACTGTGTAAGTCTTTTCTTCAAATGCTCAACGTGCTTATATCCTGTGATTACTTCTTTCTTGTACCCATCACCGTTTTCAATCCATTCAGTCTGAACATAGGAAGCATAAAAGGCTTTCTTGTTAATGTCCCAACCTAACAACTTAAGCTGTGACCACAACCGTTCATACTTTCCTGCGGTTGGTGTACCTGACAGCAAGATCACGCTTTCCGGTTGTAACTTCAATATGAATTTTGACCGTTTAGCGTTTTCGTTGCATATAAGGCTTGATTCATCAAGTAACAATGTAAAGTCGGTTATATGGGCTATATACTTGCGTCTGAATACCAAATCATAGTTAATTACACCGACAATCTGAATGTTCTGATCATACAGGTCTTTGGTTTCAACCAATGTTCGGAAGTTCACACCTTCACTTTTCTTTGTTAAGTCCATAACCCGGTATTCCGGGTAATACGTTTTCATGTGATCAACCCAATCATCAATTTTTGATTTTTGGCATACAATCAAATTTACAGTATTATTCAGCAAATACATTTTTTCAGCACCTACAAAAGTCTTACCAAGTCCCATATCTAAGTAATAAGCACACCTGTTTTTATCATCAGTCAGGTTCAGCACTTCTTCCTGATGGGGCATGAATTGAAGATCATTCATTATTCGACCTTTCCTTCAATACGGTAATTGTTCCAGAACCATTTCTCATTATCTTCTTCCATGTAGTAGCCGCCTTTGCAAACCTCGGCATCACCGCAAACCTTGGCATCACCGCAAACCTCGGCATCACCGCAAACCTCGGCATTGCCCCAAACCTTGGCATCACCGCAAACCTTGGCATCACCGCAAACCTCGGCATTGCCCCAAACCTTGGCATCACCGCAAACCTTGGCATTGCCCCAAACCCAAGCCTTTCCTTCATGGGATAGATTTTCTTCTTTCTCAATCCAACCGCCAAGATCACCGATTTTGACAAGACCAAATTCTGCTACCGCTCTGATTCTATGAAGTGTAGCTGTTCTAAAAAATAAACTTATTGTCTTGGTTTCTCCTGTAAATTCAAATTTTTTCATGTTATTAAACCTCACTTTCTAAAAATGCAACTGCTCTATCGTAGTTACGTTCAATCATTTTAAGTTCTTCTTTTCCACGTTTTTCTAAATCACATACCGCCTGATAAATTTCATCATCCCTGAAAGCGGTAACCTCATTTGTGATAAGATTTGTGATCACACTTGGTTCAAGTGCATCAAGTTCCCATGATTCATCACCGTATTCATCAATGTATTTCCCACATCGTG